TCTGCATTAGATACCGCATCAACTGGATATTTCATCAATTAACCTCTAGCAATTATATTAAAAATCTCTTTTTTCTTTTCTCTGATAATAGCTTCTAAATACTTTGCTCGTTTACCCTGCTTATGCTTTGCATTCATATCTTCGTGAACATAAACTGCATATTCAACACCAGCACCATAATGAACTATCACATCAGTATTAGAACCAGTTCCTTTTGAATCTGTTCTTGCTGTATTTTTTAAAGCAGCAGTATCAACGGGAACAATCTTTTGACTTTCCCGTTGTACATATAAACCAGCTTTCTTTAATCGTGTTCCTACATTCACAGCCTTAGCAGCAGTCACAGCCCTTAATCTGCTGAGTATTTTATTCACACCTGTAACTCTGATCATACTTGCCATTATAGATAAACCGATCTTAAATATTCTGTATTTTTTAAATTAGGAAGTTTATCAAATCTTCTTATTTCCCATGCACCTTCATTTTCTCTTATATTCACAGTATCAGTAATATCAGCAATAGTTCCGAGCATAAGCATTCCACCGATAAGAACATCACGATCAACATAAACAAGAGCCTTTGACATTCTACGTTCACCAGCACCATCTAAATATTCTTCATTAATATCTTCCCATCGAACCCGGATAGCAGTAGCACTACCGAAAGCCTTTTTGCCAAACTGATCTATTGAATCATATGGCCAATAAACGGCATCCTGTTTTCGCATCCGTGTTATAATGCTCATTTCAATTTCTTTTCAATATTAGACAGAATAACTGTTTGAACAGAAGCATTTTCTTTCAGTGCGGAAAGAGTATTTCTAAACTCTTTTGATTCATTTAAAGCTGATACACAATGGATATCAAAATCTTCTCTTAAACGACCAGTCTTTAAATTGAAAGTTTCTTGCATAGTTTCTGTTTTAATCTCAACAGCAGTAATAGCAGCAGTTTGTCCACGAGCATTCCAACCAACTAAAAATACTCCAGCAATTAATGCAAATAAAGATCCTGCTATTGTAATTACCCATTTACTTGAACCCATATAATTTTTATCTTGATCTTCAGTAGTTTTTCCCATCGGTAGTTCCTTATTTAATAATGTTTAGGTGTCCAATGTAGTTCCCATTTCATCCTCTGTTTTACCTAACCAAGTCACTCCGGGCGATCTTTTTCTTCCCTTTTTCATCATCTCATTTAAAGCAGACAGACCTCCGTAGAAGTCTAAAGTCATCGCCATTTGTCCATAATGAGAAGTTGCAAAACCAAGATCAACTTTAGATTGTTTTCTTTCTGATACTGTTCCTGCTCTTTCTTCAAAAGACCTCATTTCTCTAACCGTATAAAAATGGGCAGCTAACCATGTTTCAATTATAATTAAATGAGCAGCCGTATAATCAATTGTTAAATTAGTACAGCACTGAGTCACAAGAGCATTAGCAGCAGCAATAAAAGGAGTTAGAACAATAGCAGATTCAACATCTATTATACCTTCAACCAATTCATCTGTAGTTCTAACAGCCATTTTATTCCTCTATCCTTACTTTAGGATTGCAACTGAATAGTTTCAATGCTATTTTTCTGCAATAAAATTCTCTTTTGTATCCATCGCCAGCAGAACTCGCAACAATTTTACCATTCGAAGATATTAATCTCCAACGATATTCTTTTCTTTTGTCTTTGAAAAATTCTAATTTATACATGTTTCTCCTTTTCTGCATTTCTTTCAGATTGATATTCGTAAGCTTTCCATATCAGTATCAATCCAGAAATTATTAAAACTACTGTGAATATCCATTCGCTATAATTTACGAAAAACAAAATAGTCACTATCCCGCCTATACAAGATGCAGGAATAACCCAACCATATTTACTACGAGTAAATCCCCAAAAAGCAAAACCACCGACCATAGCCATAATGAGCCAAACGAACAAAGATCCACTTCTTTTAAAAATGTCACTGATCATTGCTTGTTTAGTTTTCATATTATCTGCTAACTGCTCAGTAATTATGTCGGCAGCTTTTCCAGTAAACATATTGCATCCATTTGGATCTATTGATGGTATATTTACATCGTTCAATTTAATCTTAGCAGAGGATGGTTCTTGACAACCAGTAATAAATAAAACACCCAATATAAAACAAATCGTCATTAAAGTTTTCATTTTAATTTCCTTTTTTCCAAAACTCTTTAACACCTATTTTTGGAAACAAATTCAAATCACTATCATCGGTAATATTACTTATTGATACATCTGAATATTTACTTTTCAAATCATTAGCTATATGTTGAAAGCCTTGTAGAAACTTCGGGAATACTTCTATGCTTGGCTTATTCAATTTGTTATCGTGCCAATTGTTTCTTCCATTCTTTCCCAAATGCATATCAAAACCAAGAAGAAAGATTTGTTTAGCACCTAATAACACAGCTAAGTTTACTGCTGATGCACCTGTATTGTAATTCCAACCAAGACTGTTTTTATGAATTCCAGAAGCTTCTCTTTGCATAACCCATAACCAAGGAAATTTACTTTTATACAACTTATTTGCATTAGTAAAAACTGCTCCTTTGTAATGGACTAAATCACGCCTGTGTAATTCGAACCACTTAATGTCACCAAAAATACATATTTTACAGATGTCAATTCCATGTTTGTAAGCATCATTACATCCAATTGTATTTTTGTTTTTAAGCAAGCTCCAATCAAACCGTTCTAATGACGTTCCGCCACCGATGATAAAAACGTCCTGATTATCCCAAACACGTTCAGGTATCCAAACAGGCATTAATCTTCATCATCCAAATCGTCATCGTCCTCAGCATCGTCTTCTGAAAGTTCATCGAGAAAAGTTTTGACTTCCTTTTTACGGAGTTTCTTTTCATTCAAAACTTTATTATCATCAGTATCGATAACTGTATACCATTTTGACTTTTCAAAGACCTGTACATCTAATTCTTCAGCAACTGGAAAATCTTTTGTTACATCTTTTCCATACTGGGATTCATCAGAAACATCCCCAGTATCAGATGAGGGCTCGGAAGTTGCGGCTTCTTTACCCTCATCTGCAAGAGGAGGAGGAGATATATTTGGTCGAGCCCTGAGATTAGGAATCTCAACGCCAGTGTCTGTAACTTCTTCATAAACTTTTTCAAACTTGCCACGAAACATTTCACAAAGATCCATAGAGGTGTCGATAATGTCCCCTTTATGATAAATCTTGTTATTCTGTACATGACTGCCACCTTTTAATCTATATTTCATAATATGTACCCTTTCCAAAATAAAAACTTTTGCCTTTGTCTTATTACAATTTAGAAATTAAAATTCTTAGGTAGTGCCGTGGACAATTCCAGTATTACTATTCTGGTCAGATCTCAGTTGAGGAACCATAATCGCCATGACTTTGAAATTCTTCTGAAGACCACCAACAGTATCCCATTCGACTGTAGTAAGATCCATTCCGATAACTTCACGAACTACATCAGATGTCATCTGAACAAGAGCAACGTCATAAGTACCTGTAAAGTAATCAAGAGTTTTAATGTCTGTCAAGCCTTCTACTTCTTTCACTCTGTTACGGATCGTCTTATCAGAAGCGGCTTTATAATCGTCATCAAGATACTGATCCCATGCAGAAGCAACATACAGAACGAACGGGCCGTAATGATAGGCATTTCTTGATTGCTGCATCATCGCCATAACTTCGGTCAAGAAAGTATCGCCAGACCAACCACTTGCTGTAGGAGCAGTAATGGTCTTTGTTAATCGGCTCGGGAAATCAGTATAGCCATAAATGACTCCGCCGCCGAACGAATACTGATCAGCAACAGTACTAACACCGATCAGAAGTTTCTCTGCCTCTTCTGCTACCCTACGAGCAGCAAGTTCTGCTGTAGTAGTATCAAGAGGAGATCCGCCGTTACGACTTGCCATCAACTGACGAGCAGAATAACTAAAGTCCTTATGGATAATGGGAAGGGGTAGATTAGTCAACTCGAATACCGGACGATCATTAGCATTTTCTCGCAGACCATCCATACTAACGGATGCAGGAGTAATGTCACTCATCGTTTCAGTTTCAAGAACTGTCTTTCCCATACCATTCGGAATGTTAAAAGTTAAGCCGCTTGATCGAAGATCACCAACTGCTTTCAGACGGGGCTTGGCAACTTTAACGATTGCATCGTCAAGAACTTTCCAGTCATCCTGTCTTAGAGTAGCAGTAGTATTCTCAACCGGAACAGCCTTCAATTCGCCACCTTGGTTGATGGTGATATAGGTTCTGCCATCTTTACCTATGTAAGGTCGAAGGCTGCGAACATCGAAATTACACTGCAACATTTTGCTTGCAACGTCTCCCGTGGCTCGCCCATTATAAATATAATCCATCGTCTATCCTTTCAATTAAATGTATTTTTATTTTAAACTGTCTTATACAAAACCAAAACTGTTGCTTTACTTACACGATTCGGATAGGAGTGATAGTATCATCAGAATCACTGCCAGTTAAATCACAAGCCTCTTCAGCAATACCAATAACAACTGCCAAAGTATCACCACTTTCAATATCATCAGTAGCTTTAATTTTTCCATTACCAGCAGACATAACTTTCTCACCAATAGAAAGATCCTGACCGTCTTCGAGTAGCATATTCATTACTGAACCTTTTGCAGGAATGTAATAAGTAGCCTTTGTATCAATTGTATAAACGGTATCTACAGTATTGCCTTGAAGAGCATCTTCTCCGACAACCAAAACTTCATCACCTAATGCTCCACCCTCAGTAGCATGAACAGCAATCTCACCTGCACTGGTAAGATAAACCAACATACCCGGATAAATACCCGCTGCAGATGCAACTGCTTCCTCGTGTCGAAAATTACCTTTTGAATGAATACGATTTGCTGTCATCTTTATTTCCTTTCACTTTTAATTACATTTGTTTGTTTTTAACAAAAACACTTCTTACTTTTAAATCTTCTTACTTTACTGCTTCATCGTAATTCATCGTTGGCAAATCCATAGGAACTTCTGCATTTACTTCATTAACAATTGGATCACCCTGACCGGAATAATCAAGATTTAGTACTTGCTGTTTCTGTACTTTTGTATCAGAAGCAAGTGCAGCCAGATTCTTCAACTCAGGAAGTTCTTTAACTTCAAGTTGCTCTTTCGTAAATGCATTCTTTTTATTCGCAGTGATGATTCCTACCATCTGTGCTTTGTCAGCATTATAGGAAGCAAGTCCACTCCGAAGCACGCCCTTCAACTCATTAGGAACTTTGTTTGCAATATAATCTTCAGCAGACATATTCTCAGCAGGAGCATCAGATGCTTCAGCAGCCGCAGCATCAGCAGCAACCTCTTCAGTAGAAGCAGTTTCACTTACTTTAGTTTCTGCAGCAGCGGGAGCCTTAGCAGGAGTCTCAGCCTCAGCAACAGGCTCGGCCTTTTCCAAAGTGTCCTCATTCATCGCCATCAACAGTTCACGATCTGCTTCTACCCATTTCGTTTTGGTATTAGCAATGAGTCCATCTACCAATTCTTTTTTATTCATTGTAATTTCCTTTCTGTTATTAACAATATTATTACCTACAAAAGAACCTTCTTTGGTTCTATATTCCGTTACACGTTTAACTTCTTCTTTATTGCCTATAAAAGAAGCTGAACTATCTTCTATTTTATATCCTTGTTTATACAATGTACCCTTATCATCATATACAAAGAAAGTATCATAAATATCTTCGATCCAAAGTTCATTACCATTCACTTGCAGTAATGAATTTAAAAGAGTCCGTACATTATCAAAACTCATTTCATTAGTGATGAAATTAGAAAGTGTGCTATTCATGCGATTTATAATGTCATTCTTATTCACTTGCAGATAATCTCTTACCGTCTCACTATCAATAGAATCAAAAGAGACTGATACTTCTTTCTTCTCAGCATTCAGTCTTAAGAACCCTGCACCGTCTTCTACAGAACAAGCTCCTTTGATGTCTGGAAGTAATGCTAAATGATCTGGTCTATAATTACGTGCTATCTGATCGTAATGCTCACCATTCCATTCACCTTCTACTTTTTCATTCTCAGTAAACAATCCAGTTGACAATTCCATTGTTTCATTCTTCTCAATGGCCTCTGAAATACGATTATCTACTTTATCCATTCGGTCTTTTTCGAGCCATGCTTCTGCTTTGAGTTTTCCGTCTTTATAAGTGGTGTTCATTATCACACCAACTTTTCTATTGCTTAGAATAAGAGGATCGCAGGCACTGACACCCTGACCATTTGCTTGGGGATGATATACAACAACAGGTTTGTGATTCCACATGACAGGAGTTTTTGCTAACTCATCTGCAGGATACAATAAAGGTCCTCCGCTTCCCTCATGCACTCCTTCTAATAGCATAATCATGGGTGCTACAAGATAATCCCGACCTTCCATAGTATCATTTCTTACCACTCCTGTGAAATTCGTAACTATTTTTTGGAATAGCATACAAAGCCTCTTTAATTGAACAATAATCTAAGATTAGATTTAATCATTAAGGCTTATATAGCATAAATTACCCGAAATGTAAAGGGTATTCTTTAGAATCACTATCTTGTAAGTCTAAAGAGTAGTAAGAAAGTATATAAATAGAATTGAAGGAGAATTGTTTACAAATAACGACTTAAGGTTAAATCGTATTATGTAATATAGAAGGATAAAAAACTTTTAGAAATGTAGGAATTTATTAGAATTGAGGCTACTTTTTAAAGGTAGCCTTAGATTTTAAATTGATCTTCCCATTACAATGTAAATCCCAGTGTCGCAAACAAATGCCTCTGTCTCGTTTACTCTTACTTGCTGAATAAGTCATATCAGCATACTGTCTACATCGTTTGACTTCGCATATATCAGAGGCTCGTGTTCTCATTTTTATTCACTGCCTTTCAGGGCTATATCCCTTTGTATTCTTACTTCATCTTCGCCAAGAGCATTTTCTGCAATGGCAAAATATATTTCACACAGCTTCGATGCCGCCTCGTTCTCGGCTTGGAGTTGCTTAACTTGCTGAACTAAAGGATTTTTATCACATACCTGGACGTGTTCTCTTATTTCTTTTGCAATATCATCAGGCAAATCTTTTGCCGCCCCTTTATGTTTCGGCCATTCTTTCCAACAATATGCACATACTGGTGTTGTTCCCATATTCATCTTCATTCTCCTTTCAAAATGCATCTCTGCATAAAACTATAAACCAAATAAACAGATTCAATTTCCTTAATAATCTCATATCTTATCAACCTTATCAAAAAAAAATAGCAGGGTATGCATTAACATTTATTTCTAAAAAACATACACATTGTCTTACATTGCATAAGACGTAGTAATCAACAACGATATGTATATATTGTATTTCACATATTGACATACCCTACTATATTTTAAATCCAACTTATAATCATTTTAGAATCAAACATATTGGGCATTTATTTTACAATTTTGACATGTTTCTCCTTTCCTGCATTTCTGTTTCTGTTTTACAATCTTCTTCTACTGAACATATGCAGCAGTTTCTCATTATTCTGTCAAACTCTATATATTTACCAAAACAATTTTTGTTTTTGCAACGTGTTATTTTATCATAAAGTGATTCCATTTCTGTTCCTTTCTATGCAAGATTTCTCTAAACTTTTATAGTCCTAAAAATTGTATATATCATCGAAGGTGCCATATTCACCATCATAACCAGCTGATATAAGAATATAAGTATCCACTCGATGAGGTCTACTTGATGAACTGATCTTCTTATTACGGATATTTTCATAGAAGAACTGTGAACTTGGTATTTCATCCGCAAGAGTCGGACGGATATCCCCTTGTGCAATAGTATGTGCATAATCTGGATCCCACGGCAAACCTAATAATACCAATTCATTATTATCCTGATAATTGTAGATATTATCAAAATCTTCATCAGTATGTAATTTCGTTTTATCATGACTGTTCTTTGCGGTGTTGGCCTTATAGTAAAGAATTGGCATACCTATCTTTCGCCCAGTTCGCTGATTTCGGACACGTTTATATACATCACACAATACATTATTTGCGTCCGGAAAATTACCAATAAAACCTGCTGCTGCAACTGCATCTATACCATATACTTCAGTCATTGGATATACATTGGAGTTTTCCAATGGTAGGAATGGTCCTATCCTCGCCTTTAAGTTCTTTTTATAATATATAACTTCCTCATCCAGCTCTGAATCTGGACTCGAAGGATATAAATTTAGTAAATTGTCTGCACTAAAGCCATCCCTTCTAAAAATCGAATCCGGATGAAAACCAAGCAAGTCTTGTCCCATCATCGCTTCGGCCAGTTTTTCTGCTCCACAATAAAGTTTACCAGTTAAATCAAATTCATCAGAGTCAGGCACTCTCTCCGTCTCGGCTTCAAAAAGTACAAGTGCCATGCTAATACTGTGAAACTGAGCATTCTGCTGTACCTTTTGGGCGTATTGCCTAACTTTTTGCATTGCTGGCACAAGCAGACCTATCAGAATCACAATAATACTCATCACAGTTAGAAGTTCAATAATCGTGTATGCCCGCCTTTTACTGATTGTTTTAATAGTCGGTTTCATATTAGTCTCCTTTTTCATTTCCTTTCCTTTCCTTTATAAAAGACTGGGCTAATCACATCTGATCAACCCAGTCCGCCAGCGGAGTAAGAGGGTGATGTCTTGCTCCCATTATTTACTTTTAAAATGGCGAACAAAAGTATCTACTTTTTTCGGTCGGATACCTCACCATCATTCCATTGTCAACTGTTCGCCACCCTTTCAAGGAGTTTCTTATTTAATCTTTCTATATCTCTTTTTAAATCGTCCGCTTGTGCTTAATACTAAAGACTTTCTTTTGGGTTTTGCATCATGTGGGTTTAAATTAGCATGTCTATGTTTCATTTTATAACTCCTTAAATAATACCATCTCTTATCCAAGCCTTCAGAGAAGCATTGCTCTACGCTGTCGTTGGTGTACTTGGGACAGCCCAATACTAATTCTCATTTATCTACTCATTTTATGATCCTTTCAATTTATATTATAACAGATAGTGATAACTTGCTATCTTTGATCCTGAACAGGATAGTTTTAGTAATTCCAAATCATGCAATGCTAAAAATTACCGTCATCACTATCCAATACCATGACTATATTATTCCTTCTCAAACTGAATGCCATGATCACCATCAATTGGCTTATCATGTCTGATGTCACCATCAATAATTTCAATAGGAATCGAATTAGGAAAAGCTTTACACGTATCATCTATGTCATCATTATAATGCTTACAGTACACGCAATTGTAAGCCTCATTATCTAATGCTTTGAGAATACCGTCTTCAGTATTCTCTACTTCATGCATCACATCGGGATTGATTAAAATTTTCTTTGCCATTCTTTTTAACTCCTTTCTACTACATTATCGTAAAAACTGTCATTAATCCACAATAAAAATTTAAAATTTTAAATAGTATCTACTTAGGAACGATCTTTATTGGCAACTCACCAAAAGCAACGTCTGTATTGTAACGTACCCAACTCTTTGAATACTTCTTAAGCTTATTAAACGAATTAATGTTCTTAAGGCCGTGAGAAGCTTGGTATAAAGGCTCAACGTACCTCTGACCTGTGCCATACATTCTTGAGATTGCTCTGATCATAGCTTTCTCTAAAGAAAGATCAGCAAACGCAATTTGTATATTATATCCTTTTGCTTTAAATCTCTTTACGATGTCACTTATCTTATCATAGTTTTTCATCGTACCATCATAGAGCAAATTCTTTGATTGTTTTCTGGCAAGAATAACAGCCCTTTTAATTATCCTATCAGCTTCCTTTTGATATGTTGAAAATCGCCAACCTAAAGTCTGAAATCCATCATGCTTTGCAAGCTTAAGTTTTATTACGTCACTATCAATGTGAATGTATTTCATTTTCCATTTAGGAAATGCTATATCTAACATCGAGGACTTCCCGCTGCCCGGGTAGCCTCCTGTAAATAATGCTTGTGGTTTTTTAGAAGACTTGACAGAGTTCACAAGATCATTAATGAATTGCTTATGCAATTGTTTTCTTGTTCTTGTAACTGCTTTAGGAATGTTTTTACCAAAATAAGTATCTATCGTTGCAGGTGCTTCTGATTGCAATGTTCTATTTTCTAATATGTCTGTATATATTTGAGCCTTAGTTTTGCCACGAAGTTTTAACATGGCTTTTGCTTCTTTTGAATTCAACTGAATAGCATTATTATATGCATTAACTCCTATTTTTGGAGGCCTGTAAATATCTATTGCTAATTTATCTGTTTTTCTTAATGCTTTTAATATTTTAGCTTCATCAATAACAACAGATTTTGGAACTGTTAAACGAGCAGTAGAAGGAGCAATATCTTTTCCTGCCCATCTTGAACGTCCCCATATTTCTGCAACAGATCTTTTCTTAATGTTCTTTCCACCTTCTCTTAAAATAGATTTTCCTATTGCAGCATCAGCTTTCTTACCCCACAATTGACCTTTCTGTTTCATACTTTTCTGTGCTGGGATCCACGCACATCTACAATTAGGATGTCGTGGTAATAAATCTCTTGCTTCATCTAAAGGAATCACAACGCCTTCTAATTCACCACATAATGCACATACTCTTTCATCGCCAGCAGTTGACCATTCCGCCATAAGACCAACTTCTTTTTCTCCCAACTTTTCAAAAGCATCCAATTGTCCTTCAGCATGGGCTCTAATGATTTCTGTTCTTGCAATTACATTAGCACGTGCCTTTGTCATCTGAGAAACATTTAGTCTTAATGCTCTTGCTATTTTACGAGGACCATATCCTTGTGATAAACCCGAAGCAAGTATTCGGGACATCTGTTGTCCCATTGCATCAGTCACGCCTTTCAATTCCGTAAAAGATCGAGTAGCTAATAATTCTATTTTACGCAGATTCTCTGGTTGATTGAAAGCAGTTCTTAGAAACTCAGCTTGACCCCCTTGGAATAAGGAAGGCTCACTGGCCAACGTGCCAGCCCTCAGATCTGTATAGGCTCGTAAGCTTCCTTTACGATAGGATGATTCGATATATTTAGCAGTCCACGGCTTATTTGAAACTCCTCCTATTGGTGTTAAAATCCCTGCATTGACTTGTTGTTCCAGCCATTTTCTATAAGCAGTAACTTTTCCTGCATCGGTATTAAATCTCCATGCTTGTCTTGCTACCTGTTGATTAAAAGATATTAAAGGATTCTCAATTAAACCAAAAGCATCATCATCAACCACCAACTCTTGTATTGCTTTTGATAATGATTTGAATCTTCTCTTCATATCAGCAATAAATTGCCGCTGAAGCAAACCTGTTCTTGTCGGATCTTTTCTTAATTGATTAGCCATTCCAGATTTCTTTTTCACTCCTATTTGCAAACTCTAATAATGTATTACCTAAAATACGAGCCTCCTCTGCTGTTAAAGGTAATAGTAATTTATGTCTATGTTTAAATTCTCTTATCTTTATCCAAATACCAATCTTACCCATGTAAGCAACGTGAACTTTTAAATGAGTGCATACATTAGGACTTCCCTTTCTGAATATCAATCTATCCTTTGTTTTCTTAATTGATTGATTAGCCATTATCCCGTTCTGCCTGTACCCTTTCCTCTGCCGCCACCTTTACCGCCACCAGGACCACCTTTAGAACATCCACCTTTATTTGTGTTACGACCACCACCAGTTCCTTTACCAGCACCTTTTTTAGCTCCATATGCCATTTTATTTTCCTTTAATTAAAAAATTGATTAACCATGTAACATTCTTTCCGAAACCCTTTTAGCAGTCAAGCTATCTTTATTCTTTATCAGTTCTTCTACACAAAAATCCATTGTAACTTTATCTGCAAAAGTCTCATAATATATTTTTACAGAATCATCGCAAGGTATATCTATGACGATTCTGCGAATGGCCAAGTCTTTAGGAATAATACCTGCATCTTGTAAACGTCCTCCTATATCACGTACTATCAGTACATCTGCCATTATTTATTCTTCTCCTTTTTAACTACCACTTTTTCTTCCGGCTCTTCTGGTTCTTCTTCTAATCCTAAAAATCCATTCGCTGCTTTCTCAATTGCTTCTGCTTCTTCGATAGTCAACTTTAATATAATAGTAAGAAATTCCATCGGAGGTATCAAAGCATCGACACCACCCTGCACATACTTGCTTAATGCTTCTGTCGTGCTCTTGGCAACTTCTGCTTTATCTTGATCTGTAGGAGCATTCAAATCAGGCCAATCTATTATATAACCATCTTTAATCTCAGGTAATACTCCAAATGCTATCATCCTATTTACAAACGGTCTAACTATATAAGGAGAAGCATAATTTTCTTGTCGTTGTGATACCCTCTTATTCCATGTTTCTATATCTTGTGTTGAAGCAAGCTTTGCTTCTTCAGTTCCTAAAAAGATTCTATAAGGTATTCCTAAACTAACTGCAATCGCCCGCATGTTCATTTCAATATGCTCTTTCGGGCTTGCTACCTGCGGTGATAAAGACTTAACTTGGATACCTTCAGTTGCAAGGTATCGTTGCATGCCATTCATATAACTTTCAACTTGATCTTTTAATTTGTCAGTATCTAAAGCAATGTCACCGGGCTCTGGTTGTGTCTCGAAAGACAAACCGGGAAAGCCACCTTTCCAGAACATCTCACCTGAACCACCAAAGATTTTTCTTAGATCGAGTAAATTATTATAAACAGGTTCCATCCTTGGTGTTCCCAACACTTCACTCGATTCTCGACCATCAGCTATATGAATGGCTCTTGTCCAATGAATGATTTGTTTTGTAGAACTACTGGCAGTTCCGACTCCTTCCATTTCTATTGAATATAAAGTAGGAAGCCCGTACCTCGGACTGGTTATGTTTGCTTCTTTTTCTTTAATTTCAATAACAGCTTGATCAAATGCTTTTAGATATAACAATTCATAATCATTCTTACCAGTAGATTCACCTGTGCTTAGATCAATACCAACAACGGGTTCATTTAAAGGCTGACCATCATTAATTCCTAACAACAGTATACCATATTGACCTATACCGCTTAAAGAATCTACTCTTTGTAGATAATGACTAACATTCGAATCTTTTTGCAGGTCTTTCCATATCTTATCAAATTCAGAATCTTCTGCTTCTTCTCCTTCATATACAGTAGGAGGCATAGACCATGTTTCTTCAGGGAGTATTTTCACAATCCGCTTTGCTACTCCTAACCTCTTATACATTAATTTATAATCATCAGTTGATATTGTATCAGGGTACCCACACTCAAGATTAATATCTTTACCGGGATTGAGAAGTTTATTCAACATGTCACTCCGAAGCAAATTTGCATTAGCCGTAAGCATATCAACTGCTGCTTTGCGTCTTTGCTGCATAGCATTTATTATGACTTTGCTTGTTGTGCTCTTATTCACTGTTTTCTTTTTCTTTGCCATCGTTTATTCCTTTAATCTTTTTCTTCATCCATTTTAACCAGTTTCCAACATAAGGACCTGATGATTTATATTTCTTTCTGAGTTTCTTTAAACCCATAATACCAACCTTTTACCATAATGCACCTGCTCGTTTGACTGCTTTAGTTAATTGATTGAATGCACCACTTGACGCATCTACTTGATCTTTAAATTTAGAATAAGGAAAGAAACTCATCTCACTTAAATATTCTACATTCCAATCTGCTCTTTTAATATACATATTTCCCATGTTGACTTGTACTGATAATGGATCTGCTCTTAACTCTTTAGAACTATCAGCACCTGAAGGTTTATCTACTCTTACACGCCAACCTGCTAAGTTCTTAACAGTACCCTCTGCTGATTCTTTACCACCACTACCGGGTTCTTGTTCTACTCCAACTAATACAGCACGACCATCCATTATAGCAGTTCTCTTGATTAGGGATTCCCTTGCTGATGAATCCCATCTGCCACGAATGACATCTAATATCCAAAATTGTTTCTTTAAATCTTCACCCATCAATAAGCCTACTGTAAAGGCTCCTTTACCACCAGCGGTGCCCGCTTTATCCCAGAAACGTATTCTCTGTTTCCATTTCGTTGGCATCGCCTCTTCTATTTTAATCTTCAGAGTTTTGAACATGCCACCACCTAAAGGAACCGGCCATTGTAAAAACTGTCCTGCATAGGCATATTCACCCTTGGCTTGATTTTCAAATAATACCTCCCTGCTTAGACGTATAGGATCCATTAAATCATTAACATAGTGTTTAGATAGATTTTTTGGGTTGATCTTATCGGTCAATTCCGCAGGGAGGCATATGTGTTTAATCTTTAAATCTCCACCGTCCATTCTCTGAACAGTTTTTGCTTGCTCTATTAAATTTGCAGTACAATCATCTTGATGTAATCGCTGCATTATTAATATCGTAGGGACAACTCTTTTATCTACTTTACGAGTAGGAAGTGTTTCAGCCATCCATCTGTTAGCTGTTTTTAATTCTGCTTCTGATATTGCTTTTTCAGGATCAAGCGGATCATCTATTATTAAAAAATGTCCATGCATACCTACAACAGAACCACCAACACCGACTGAGTATCTACTTCCTCTATAATTATTCATGAAATAACTTTTAGTGTTCTGATCTTTTCTAAGTTTAATCCTTGGGAAAACACTTCTATACAAATCACTTTCGATCAAGTCTCTACATTTTAAAGATAAGTCCATTGCAAGTTTATCAGTGTGACTACCTCCTATTATTCTTGCTGAGGGCATGCGAGTCCATATCCATGCAGGAAACATTATAGAACATGTAAGTGATTTTGTACTACCTGGTGAGATGTTTATTATTAAATCATACTTCTTAGGTTCATTCCTGAATACTCTTTCTGCTACTATTTGTAGTTCATCGCATAAGTATTTAATGTGCCAGTTCCATACTGGTTTTTCTGGTACTATAACATTCCAGAATTCTTTTACAAATTCATAAAAGTCTTCTTTAATTATACTTCTCAACACTTCATTCTCATCGAACTTTAAACTGTTGAGTTCTTTTCTTTTTTGCTTCGTAAGCATTTTAACAATTCCTTTCTAACATCCAATGGTAGTTTTAATCCGTCTACACTCACAATGTTCTGATCAACTTCTCCTGATAAGTTCATATCTACTTCTACTTTTTCATTATAACCTCTGTCCCTGTTATATGTTTTATTTGCAAAGATAGTTGCTGAAGTATCACCACCTGCTATTAATTTACACAAGTGATCTTCGAAGAAGTTCTTTTTATGCCAATTGATTTCTTCTATTAAGGATAGGAATATAGGATCTTTTTTCCATTTTTCGAATGTGGCTTTGCTTAAATTAACTTTTCGTAGTGCTTGTGAGATTGAGAAGTTTGTAGAAGTCCATGCATAAATGAATAAATGTTGCCTTACTGTTTTACCTCTGTTTGCTAATATTGCCTCGATTTTTTCAAGACCACTTTTCTTCTTATCAAGTTTATTGATTTGTCTCCATGTTTTCCGCAACGTATAAGGAAGCCTTTCATAAACATAATCGCGGAAGTTGTATGCTGTTCCATTTGTTCCTTTGCATTCTTTTCTTCCTTGAGATAATGCTAACTTGAATTGCTTTTTCTTCTTCTCCCACAGTCTAAAAGTTGCAAGTGAAATACCCATGACTTTTGACATTTGCACTTCGGTCATTCCGCTTTTGGATAAGTTATAACTTTCGATTATGAACTTGTCTTGCCATACTGATCTTCCCATGTTGTTCCTTTCAAGATGTTATCTATTATCGTAGTAAAATTAGGAAATACAAGACT